GTTTATTCTTGTTCTAAAATGAAGCCTGAAACCATTCATGCAATGGCTTCAAAGCTATCTGTTGACCATAAGGTAGCCATAAGGATAAAAGATTTACAACAAGATGCTATCGATCGTAACAAAGCAACATTAGATGAAGTTCTGATTGTACTTGCGGACATAATTCGATTTGATCCAGCTGACATGTATGATGAGGAAGGTAGTTTGCTTCCTATTTATAAAATGCCTAAAAAGGTTCGTATGTGTATTCAGTCTTTTGAAGTCCAAGAAGTACCAAGTTTTAATGATGAAGTTCCAGATACATTAACCAAAAAAGTAAAGCACTACGATAAACTTTCTTCTGTTGAAAAACTGATGAAACATCTAGGTGGTTATGAACTGGATAATAAACAGAAAACAATAAACATTTTCAAAGAAGAAGATCGCCAAAGCCGCTTAGAGCAATTGAAAAGCAAACTTAAAGGATAATGTTAACTGATGCTGAAATACTGGAAATGGAGCAACTTATCAAAATTGAGGAGTTGAACGTTTTGCCGAAGGAAGTTAATGATAACTATCGTTTTTTAAAAAAGCAGTTTGAAGATCAGAAGTATGTAAATGAAGAATTAGCAGCAGGTTCCAAAGGTGTTGTTTTAGAAGGAGGTGCAAGAAGTGGGAAAACTTATTCAAGCCTTTACTTCATTTTATACATCTGTTTACACGTTGAAGAAACTTGTGTAATAAACATCGTAAGGGAAACATACAACGAATTTAAAACGACGTTGTATTTAGATTTCAAAAAGATATTGCGTGAGTTTGGCTTACCTAATCCATTTGAAAACGCTAAAGATGTTCAATCATTTTACATCGGCCGAAATCAAATCAATTTCATGGGAGCCGATCAACCTAGTAAGGTTCACGGTGCAACATCTGACTATTTATATTTTAATGAAGTTCTACCCATTGATCAGGCAGTATTCAAAAACCTTATAATGCGTTGTAATAAGTTTTGGATATCGGATTTTAATCCATCTGTAACTGAGCATTGGATATTTAATGAAGTAATCACCCGCGATGATGTAGGGCATTTAAGATCAACCTTCAGAGGTAATCCACATATACCGATAGGGCAAAAGATTGAGATTTTAAATTCAGAACCTTGGTTGCCTGGTTCTTATTTTGTTGAAGATGATATAATCAAATGCTTTAATAAGAAAACCGGTAAGGTAGAGCCAATATCTGATGATAACCAACCACCGCCGCATCCGAAAAACACCAAACAAGGTACTGCTAATGAATTCTATTGGAAAGTATATGGTTTAGGTTTACGTGGAGCAATGACTGGTGTTATTTTCGCCAATGTTGAGTATGTTACAGAGTGGCCAGAAGATATCGCTTGGACCTATGGATTAGATTTTGGTTTCACCAACGACCCAACAGCATTAACCCGATTCGGTGAAGATGATCATAATATATGGATTGAATTATTGCTTTATGAACCAATAGATCATCCTGATGATTTAGATATAGCATTACGCAGCTTAAAGGTTGAAATGAATATTCCTATTACAGCCGATTCGTCTGATAAATACACCGGAGAAAACAAAGGAACTGTTGAAATGGTCCGTTCATTAAAAAAGAAAGGGTATTCAATTAAAAAGGTTTCAAAAAATAAAGGTGTTGTCTATTGGATTGCATCAATGAAAAATAAAAAAGTTCATTTAGTTATTAGAAATGAAAAATTAGGAAAGTTTGTGAAGATTGAACAGCAAAACTACCGATTTAAAGAAGTTAACGGAATACCAATAAATCAACCAATAGATAAATATAACCACATGTGGGATTCAGGAAGATACGCTCACATGGCATTTAATAACCCACTTACCCTACACCAAACTACAGAATCCTTGAACGAATTAGGTATTGATTATTAGCATTAAGGATATGGATATTTTAGAGTTATTAAAAACGGATGTTCAAAAGGCAATAGGTGCAATTGAACAAAACAAAAAGCATCGTTTAGAGTCTTACACTTGGGAGTATTTAAACAAAGAGTACAATAATAACGAAAGGGATTTACGAGAATCGCAGGTTGGTAAAATCCAAAAGGATAAAATTGTTGGGACGGGTGAAAAAGCCAAATCAGTTTCAGCTATCCGTTTATCTATTCCCTTCGCTAAAAAGATTGTAAATACTGCTGTTGCTTTTGAATTAGGCGAACCGGTTACATTGATTGCCGATGAAAAGAATGATTTATACAACTCTGTAAAAAGCACTTGGAAATTAAACCGAATGGATTCTAAACTTCAAGAAGCATTGAAGAAAAAGAAGTCAGAACTTGAAAGCTGCATCATATTTCATATTGAAGATGTTCCAACTGATAAAACTTGGATAACAAAACTTTTCACAACTCAAAAGAAAAGAATCAAGTCAATCGTAAAAACAAATAAAGAGGGTAGGATGTACCCGATTTTTGATCAGTACGGCAACATGGATATGTTTGTTTGGCGATTTACTACTAAAAGCGTAAGCCAATCAGAAATTGATAACATTTGGATTTACACCGATAAAGAGCGCATTGATTTAGACAATTCTATCAACAATGTTTATTCAATTACATCTCGAAAGCTACACGGTTTTGACCGTATACCGGTTATGTATCTGCAACAAGATTTGCCAGAATGGGAAGATGTAAAAACTATTATTGACCGTTTTGAAGTTGCTTTATCTAAGCTAGGTGGCTCAAATGATTACGCTGGATATCCTTTATTAAAACTTTACGGTGAATTAGTATCGATGCCGGACCGTAACGACGATGGAAAAACGCTTCGTTTCCCAATGAAAGAAGTTGACGATGCAAGCGGTAAAACAATTCACGGGGATGCAGAATTCTTAACTGCAAACAATGCTGCTGAAACGGTTGAATTGGAACTTGAGAAGCTTTACTCTTTAATTCATGCTATGAGTTCATCGCCAGATATCGCTTTTGAAAATTTAAAAGGTTTAGGAGCAATGAGCGGCGTTGCGTTGAAATTAATGTTCTTAGATGCAATCATTAAAGCAAAAATGAATGAAGGTGAAAACAGAACGATGGTTGAACGTTGTTTAAATATTATTGCTTCTGGAATTAAAAATACTGTTGAAACTAAGTTATCAAAACAATCGCTTTTAGTATCTGTACAATTCAATTCAATCCTTCCAAGTGATTTAAAAGAAGCTGTTGATATTGCTACAATCGCGGTTAATGGCGGTGTAATGAGTAAAGAAAGTGCTGTTGATTTCTTGGATATGGTTGAAGATAAGAAGGGGGAGATTACTAAAATAGAGAAAGAACAAAACCTGTCGAATTCGACACCTTTAAAATAAATCGGCAATTAAGCAGGCGTTTGTATTTGGTAGACGTGTCGAAGAGCATCCTTAATTACGTAAAACATTCTTCGCGTGCATTTTCATGTCACACTTTTAATTTATATACCGAAATACCTTTGTTTTCAAGGGTTTAAAAAAGGCTCGAATCGATGTCCTTTTTTTTTATACGGTTATTAAATTCCTTTACACGGTATTGATATTACAAGACAAAAATGCTCGATTTTATCTTTAAATTATGGAGAGGCAACTTTTTTATATATACAATATTAAAAATAAGTCTTTTCACTTAAATGAAACTATTTATAATTATTACACATTATTAAAATGAAACACGCACGTTCACCACCGATTTTATACATATAAAAAAAGAGATTGAAAACACTTTACATTTCCAATCTCATAATAAAATTAAAACAAATACCAATAAGATGGAATTCATTCTTTCAGTCTTGGCTATTGCATATTACTTAATCGCAACAGTGTACTACGGGTGCAAAGTTTGGGCGAAGGTAAAAGCATACTTAGCTAAATAGACTTTAAACGGAAAAAGAATATCTTAATCGTTCCCAGCGATTTTGATATCCTGGATAAGGGCGGCACAAGGTGCCGCGTCCCTTATTCGGTTATATATTACAAATTTACAACAAATATAATTAAAGTAATGATTATCAGAATCAGTACTACAATGTCAATAACTCTGTGCCAAAATATTTTAACACACCAACTCACCTAACTAAATTAGATACTGAACATTAAAATAACTTAATAACAGTATCATGAACAAAAGACAAAAGATAGCAGGTAGACTTAAGGCACTTTTCCCTAAGGCTAACTTATCAACTAAAAGGATAGACGCAATTACGGCTAAACTTGAATCTAAAGTATCAGATGATGCAGACGATGCGGTGATTGATGAGATTGTGAATCAGGCAAACGATTTTATGGACTTTGAAGCAGTAGCTAAAGAGGACGACAGAATCAGAACCCTTGAAGCTAATCAGAAAAAAGGTGAAGAAGGTAAAGGAGAAGGAACTGATCCTGATAAAACGCCAGAACCACCTAAAGATGATACACCTGAATGGGCTAAAACTTTACTTAACAAAGTTGATGCATTAGAAAAAGGTAAAATCACAGACTCAAAAGCCAATACTGTTGCAGATTTATTCTCTAAATCTGAAATATTGAAAGGACTTCCAGAAAATCAAAAGCAATCCTGGTTAAAACGTGTGAATTTAGAATCTGAAGATTTAGCTGCTGAGATAGCTGGTTTAGAAACCGAATATACTGAACTTAAACAGTCGTTTGCAGATTCATCTGATTTAGCGGGGGGCACCTTTAATAAAACAGAGGGTAAAACATCGGTTTCGGATGCAGAATTAAGTGCTGTTATGAGCAATTTGTAAAACTAAAAATCAAATCACATGGGAGTAGTAGCTTCATTAAATGATGAAAAAAAGAGTTTCGACACTGGAAACGATACAATCGTTGTTCCGCGTGTTATGGAAACGGTAGTTGGAGGCAGAACTTTAGACACGACTGGTTACGCACCGGAAGTAATTAAAGCCGGTTCTGTTGTTATTGTAGAAGACTCGACAGGAAACCACAAACCGATGCCTGTTAACAGTGGCGCCACAGCTTACGCTGCTTTACCGGCAGGGCATACAGTTGTAGGTGTTGTTATTTCAACTGTTGATACGAAAAAACCATTTGTAGGTATTTCTATTCGTGGATCAGTTAACGAAGTAGCATCTCCATATCCACCAACAACGGCAATCAAAAACGCTTTGCCAAGAATTAATTTCTTTAAAGAATAGTATAAATGAAAAAGTCATTATTTGCGTTTTTAGCAGTTTGGTATAGTGCCATCGCTAGAAAATTAGAATCAACGGTAAACGGTAAAGACGAATCTCAACCAATTAAGTATTTGCACAAGGAAATGCTTACACAAGAATTATCTACCGATTTAAAATGGGGTAGTTCATCGGTAGATGGTTCAATTGTGGCAGCGGATATCGTTGCCATGGATTCTGAATTGCCATTAAAAAGACAAGATTCAATTGCAACAGCAACAGGAGATATTCCTAAAGCGGGTATGAAATTGAAACTAACAGAAAAACAATTGTCTGATATCGATACAATGAAAGCGAAAGGCGTTGCCCTTGTTGAAATCGTTAAAAAGGTTTTTGGTCAAGTTAAAAAAGTGGTATTTGGTATTTACGAGCGTAACGAATCAATGTTCTTAGAAGCATTATCAACTGGACAAACATTGGTTGAAGATTCCGAAAACGTTGGCTTGGGAATCCGTGTTGATTTTGGATTTAAAGATTCAAATAAATACAACGCTACCAAACCATGGAGTGATAATTCTGCTAAAATCGTTGATGATATTAAGTCTATTATTAAAGCCGCTAGGAGTAAAGGTAAAAATTTAGCAGTTGTGATGTTAGACGATGCAACAGCAAGTTTTATTGCAGAGAATGATCAGATTAAGAACAACTACGCATTTAATAGTGGAATTGCAACAGTTGGTGCGAACGTTCCATCATTAGATGAT